AACACGCCGCGCGGCTCCCCGCCCGCGATCCCACGTTTAGCGTCCCCAATGGCGTCGGTGCCTGGAAATAAGAAAAGCGTTTTCCCTTTCGCGCCGTCGCGCTTCACCGCGATCCAAACGCTGGCATGTTCGTGACGGATCATGAAACTAAACTGATGGAGACTTAACCGAACGGCAGTTGCCGCCGTGCATTTCAATTCGATCAGGTGGAAACGGCCTCGCTCGTCGCAAAGCATCACGTCGGGGACGCCTGGTGCGGCCGTCGTCTCAATCCGAGTCGGTAGGATCTCCCTCTGGGTCGCTTTCAGACCCATCCGAAACTCCCTCCACAACTTCGCTTCCGGCGTCAATCACTTCTCCCTCGATTATTTTTCCGCCCATCGACTTTTTAATCTCGGCCAGCGCCGCTTCGACTTCGGCTTTGGACATTGAATCAATGGAACCATGACGGATTTCGCTGCGCGAAACGTAAAGGCCCGCCGCTTGACCCCTGCGGAACTCGGCTTGAACGGCGGCACTATAGGCCCCGTTCTCCATACTCTCATCGCGTATGATTTGTAGTGATTTGACGTGTCGACCGAAGTCAACGGCATATTTTTCCGCTAATTCTTTCCGTCGAGCGTTCACGGCTGCAACCACGTGCGGACTGATACGGGGATTCAAAAGCTCGTATGCGCGGGTATGTGATCCACCTTTATACCCGGCTTTTTCGGCGCACTCGCGAAGAGTTAACTGGCCTTCCTTTGTACACACAAGCTCCACGAACTCAGCCTGTTTTTTGGTAAGACGCGTGTTCTCCGTCGTCCGTGGACGCCCAATCTTGACTGGGAATTCAACAACTTGGTCCGACATTTCGTTTAACAGTGAATACGACAAAAGCGTTGTAACACAATTTTCCCTATATAGACATTTTCAACAAAACCAAATAAATTTTTTCTGAATTTGAGGCTCTATATAGTTAAACGCTGATTAACGCTGCCCGTACCGCCCGTATTTAACGTAAAACCTGGTGTTACAGATGGCGGTACGGCTGGAAGCCACGTGTTTACTGGGCTAGAGCAATTTTCGTACCGCCGTACCGCCTGTACCGCCTATTTTTGAAAAAAAAATATTTTTTTTCATTTTCCCAGGAGGTGTATATAGGGACGAAAGCCTGGAAACCCATGAAACATAAGGGATTATCTGATACCATCGCATCTCTACACGAGGAGAGCCTATGTTTTTATTTAAGCTGTTTGTACGCCTCTGCGAATTCTTCGACCGACCCGATGATCTTAGCCGCCGCCTGGATGAGCTAAGAAAAGAAAGACAAAAGCCCACCGACGATGGAAGTTAGTTTCACTGAAGCTATTGAGCGAACGCGCAAAGCGCGGTCCGTGATCCGTCCCCTTGTAGACGAGGCCCGTGGGGAGCTAGCTGGTCCTGACCCAGATGTACCGTGGTCGGCGGGCCTCTTTGCGACGGATCATATGGAGACGATCGAGGTGTGGAAGAACATACTTCAGCAATACACTATGATCGAAGCGCGGCTCGCGGGCCTTCAACTGCAGATCAAGCAACTGGCGGCCCGTCCGGATTGAACACGCGTTCCATCCCGCGCCAATAGCCTTCGCTAAAGCAATGGAAGGCACCCAGCGTGAGGATCGCGCGGTCTGAGTCGTCCTCGATGCCGAGTTTGTCCATGACCATTTCGAAATCTTCGAGGGTTTCGGCCCAGGTGGATTTTACTTCTTCAGTCATTCACATTCCCCTCAATAATGCTGCGGTAGACGTCCATTTCGCGGTTGAGCGGCTCGACCAGGTGGTGCAGATCGATTAGTTTTTCGAACGCGGCCTGTGCTTCTGGGCTCATGTCGTCGAATGGAAATCCGCCGATGTCGTTCCAGTAGACGTACTTTTCGTACTCGGGATCGTCGTTAATGTCAGTCATTTTTTTTCTCCATATCCAAGGGATCGTCGGTCCACACCACCCACTCATTTTTATCCTCGTCGCGTTCATCGACCAGGATAGACGCGTGGAACCCCCGCGCAATGAAATATTGCTGCATGATGAGAGCGTATAGGTACAAATCTTGATCGGGCCAGTGTAAATAACCCGACCCCATGAGGTGTTCGTTCTTCGCCGAAGATCCCGCGTCAGTCCGAAAACGCCCCGGCTGCTCTTTGACGAAGGACCGGCAACTCGTGTGCGCCATGTAGGCAATGTGCCTCGGTGTGACCCACAGCTCCAGCTTTGTCACATCCGTTATGTCTTTGTCTTCAGTCATGCTTTCACCTTGTGGTCTCGTTCTAAAACGTAATCGTGTGTCACTGTGCCGAGTTTCGCGTCCCCTCGTTGGTGTTCCGAGACGCGTATGACCTTAACCGGGACGCCGTTCTTGCGGATCACGCGGTTGTGGGCGCGGACCCAGTGCCGTCTGACGCCCAACGGGGACGCCCGGTGGAACTTTTTAAGCGCCAGCTCGACGCCCTTTTCTTTGGGCAAGTTAATCTGGATTTCGCTATGCGAATTAAACGGAGCGTCGGGTTCTACCCGGACGCGCTTGCCCTCTTTGCCTGGTTCGGCCCCATCGACGATCCAATCGAAATTGAGGGTCGAGAGAAGGCACAGGATTTGTAGTCCCAAGTTATACCTAACCCACTCAAGCATTTGGTATTTGACGTAATTAATCGATTCGGACAAGTCGACCCCTTGGCGCTGGGCAACAAGCCTATTCGCCCAGTCGGCTCCCCCATCGGTAAGATCGGTAAGGGGCTTGGGGGGTTCGACCACGTGTTCCAGGCCCACATAAAGCGGGAAAAAGGCCGTAGTCGAAAAAGCAACCTTTCGCGTTGCAGTGGGAAGACTATAAATTTCCTCTTGAAGGTTTTCCCTATACGTTTCGAATTCAGAAGTGTCGTCGAACTGGGGCGGCGGCGCACTAACGTAGATAGCACCCAGGGGAAGGGAAGTCCGTAATAAGACGTTCTCGATTTTGAATTCTTCCGAGGCAGTGATGGACTTCGGCCACGGTTTCCATAAAAACCCGCTGGGGCAAAAATAAAAACCAAAGTTGCCGGGGGTCGTAGTCTCACCGGGGGGTTTACTGATGATTTGAACAAAATAGACGGGGTGGTCTTTGGAATTTGGAAGGGCGTGTTCTGCCAGGACGGCTTCTTCTCTCTTTTTCTGGGGAGAGGTAGACCATTTTGCAAATGCAACGGCGTTGTCATAACGATGGAACTCGGGCCCGTCGCTACTTTTAATCGAGGGGAAAAACCAGTCTGTCGGGCTCCACCTTTCGCGCTCCACCAAAACCCCCCACCCCTCACCGGGTATGTTTTCAAAAAAGGCCGACTCGAAAGGCGGCGTAGCATTCTCCACTAAGGCGTCTAGTTCGTTTGTGCTCAGACGAAAAGCCATGTCCCTACAAAAAACCCGCATTTCTTCGGTGACAGAAAACCGGTGTGCCGAACGCAAGGACACACGAAGCGCTGAGGATGCGTGTTTAGCTATCCTTTTACGGGTTTTCCCATTGAAAGTTCCGCCCTTGGTAGCGGTATGCGGAATAGCGGAAGCGATTCTATGTCCCCCCTTATGGAGATCGGCAACCGCTAGGTCGACTAAGGAATTGGTCATGTCACCTCGCTAGTTAAGTAGTGTCGGGGTCGAAGCGATTGGCGGGTATATGTCTTCCGACTTATGCGGCCACCGCACTTCATCGCATCTTTGTTTAGGATGCCCCGACCCACCCCGAAGGGCGGCCGCAGAGAGAGTGTCTTATATAGTTGTATATGGTGTCAAGCGGCCCGTTGCCAGCCATAGGTGGGCCAAGCCTATGTTCCGGGGGCTCAATTCCCCTGGCTGTTCCTTACAGCCAAAAAAAAGACCCACCCCCCTGGGAGAGATGGGCCTTTCTCGGCTTCACTTGCGAGGTTTTGCCGATAGGTCAGAAACGTCGAGGGAAGAGGATGCGTGGGAGGAGTGTCCCGTTCGACGCTTCGTTAGCTAGCGTATCACTGGGCGTTAACCGCGTCCAGGCGACGAACCTCCCGCTGTCGATCTCGCTTCCAATCCTCGAAGATCAGTCGCAGTTGGCCGCTAATCGTGCGGCCTTCCTGGTGGGCGATCTCAACGATCTCCTGGTAGACCTGTCGAGGAACCAGTATTGACTTCCAGCGTGTTGTATCCATACGCGAGATTATACGATTTTCTTAGGCATTTTCAAGGTCAGAGAAGAAGAGGTCGTCATTCTCGATGACCATGTGGACTTTGAGTACACGCCATTTTTGCCGGTTGGCGAGCTGTTCGATTTGTCTTTCGCTCATCTGAATTCCGCCAGGTGCCCGAAACATGTCCTCGCTCCGCAGATCGGGAACGAAACAGTACGGTCCGGCTTGTAACTTGTAACGTACATTAAGAGCTTTCATTGTATCTCCTTGGCTTCGCCCCATGAGGGGCCAAGATCGATGTCGCACTTCGAGGGCACGCGAATCGTGATCGCTTGCTCCATGGTCCGCGCGACGTGGTTCGCTTGTTCTAGGTCTTTCACCGAGCAATCTAGTTCATCGTGAACTTGCAGGAGCGGGGTCACACCCGCCTGGTACACGTCCACCATGGCCTGTTTGGTCATATCGGCCGCCGATGCCTGGATTAATCGGTTCAATGCCTTATATGTAAATGCCCTTCGCAATTGCGTGGTCTGGCCGTACGTAGCGAGTGCTTCTTCTCTTGCCATCGCCTTTTGTACTTGACCAAAGCCACGCGGCTCCCACAGGTCGAACCGGCACTTGCGGCCCTTCAGGGATCGCACCGAGCCATTCGATCGGGAGTCTTCGAGCCGCCGACTGACGCCGCCCATGAGCTGCTTCACGAACGGCACGCGGTCGTGGTATTGGTTGGTGAGTTCTTTGGCTTCTTCGGTGCTGATGTCGAGTTGTTCGGACAGTTTGCGGACGCCCATGCCATACATCATGGCGAGGTTGATCGTCTTAGCTTGCTTGCGGGGAATGTCGGCCATCTCCGCAACCATCGAATGAAAGTCCATGTCGGGATCGTTCTGGTAGCCTTCGAC